GCACAGGCACCACGAAATGCACAACTAAATGCACAGGCACCACGAAATGCACAACTAAATGCACAACTAAAAGCACTACAACATGTAGGACAATCACGACAAAATGAATTCGCAGATTATGCAAACAGACTTTATAAAAAAAAATTTAATAAAGCACCAGACACTCAAGAACAACTAAGGTATCAAGATTATTTATTATCAACTGGTCATCAATTTGGTGGTTTAAGACAAGGTGGTAGTTCTACAAAAGAAGATGGACAAAAATTAAGAAAAAAACTTTTAAAAGAATATAAATTTAAAAATATTGATAAATTAAATGAACCAATTGGTGAAGAAAAAATAAATAATTCAGGAAATAAAATAAAAAGATTTGAGAATAAAATAGACAATTATAATAATGGAGATAAAACACCCGAAGATGTAAAAAATATAAAAGATGAGTTGTTGTTATTTGATAATGACCCTAAAAATCCAATGAAAAACTTGGAACTAACATTCGACGATAGATTGGTTTTTATAATTACAACTTTTTTCATTAGATATTTATCGGTTATATTAATACAATGGTGTATTGATATAAACTTTATAAAAACCTTCAATGAAGGCTTCGTATATTATGTTACTATTTATCTTATTATATTCTGGTTTATTGTTTTATTAATTAATGTTGATAATAACGAACAGGTTGATTATATGAACTTTGGTAATATTATGAATAGTATTAGAACTTTATTTTACTATTTTTATATGGGAACTAATGGTATAACAGCATTATTTATACATTCGTGTTTAATAATAGTATTAATAATAATACCTATAGTATTAAATATAACAAAAAAAGAGGATGTTGATGATGAAGAAAAACCCGACCATAATATTCTTAATTTTGAAGAACGAAAAAAATTAATTAAAACATTGTCATTATTTACAATATTTATATGGATTTTAACAAGTATAATCGCTATAAAGTTTTAATTATTATAATAGTTATATCTATTTATTTTAGAGAACATATAATATATGGACAGTGAAGAAAGAATAGAAGCATTACATGAAATATCTTCTGATAATGACAACTATGTAAAATTATCTAATGGTGAAAAAATTGGTGAAAACTTATTAAACGATTTAGATAAATATTTTGATTTTAAAATAAAATTAATAAATAATAACTGTGTTGTTAAAAATAAATTCAGTATCTTAGAAAAAAAAAATATATACAACATTCTAAACAAAATAAAAAATAATAATAATGATGATGAAATTAAAAATTGCATAGTAAAAATAGAAAATCTAATATCAAATAAAAGTATTACAAAAGATAATAAAAACAAGATACATTCATTATTATCTAATGATAATGATATAAAAAATCAATTAAAAAAAGTTATTGCGTTAATAAACGTAGATCCAGAGATAAAACTTTTAAAACCCATTGAATTAATAGAATTAAAGAAAGATATAATTAAAATAGAGAATATCTTTAAAAATAAACCATATTCATCATTAGATAGTATAGTATTATTAGACAAGTTCGATAGATTTAAACAAAAATATAAAAGATTAAAAGATGATTTGAGACAAGAAGATGACGAATTAATAAATGTTATGATAGAAGATATTATAGAAAAAATAAAAATAACATATGGGATATATGATACCAACCAGCGCGAAAAAGAAAAAATAAGAACAGAAATTTTTAAAAAAATAGGTATAATAGATACGCAAGAAAAACAAAATAATAAAAAAGAAGAAGAACAGGCACAAGAAGAAGATAAAAAAAATATAGATGGAAAAAATAAGGGTATTACCTACGGAGATAATATTATAGAAAATGAAAATAATAATATGGGTAATACCAAAAGATATAATATTATAGAAAATGAAAATAATAATAATAATATGCGTATTACCAACGGAGATAATTTTATAAAAATAAAAGATTTTTATAATTATGATATAATTACAAAAAAAATTAATAAACTTATTATCAATTATAAAAAAAGTATAATTGATAAAAATTATAATAATAATAGAATTTTTTATGATTATCACAGAAATAATTCTTCATTGTTGCAACATTTAAAAGAACATATTGTTTATAATCATAATATTAATAATGATAATATTATGTTGTTAATATTTCAAACTTACTATGAATTATTTAATACTTATAATATAAAATTTACAAAGGATACAACAGATGAAGAAATAAAAACTCATGCAATTAAAATTTATGCAAAAATAATGTATAAAATGCGACATAAGACTAACACAGAGCCTTTATTAACTATACAAAATGGAGGGTTAAAAAATAAATCAAATAAAAAAATTGAAAATGAAGAGTCTCCTCCTATGCTATTAGAACATTACAATAGTATTAAAGATATATATATTAAACTCATTATATCGTATTATATATTAATAGGTAATATTGGTAGTGAAGAAAACGAAATAAAGATAATAAATAATGACGATGAAGATAAAGAAGAAGATATAATAAATGATATAATAAAAGAAAAAAAAGATAGCGAAGAAAAAAAAGAGAGCGAAGCAAAAAAAGAGAACGAAGCAAAAAATAAGGCATTTAAAGATAATGATGTAAAAGAAAAATCTGATTCAACGAAAGGTGATTATAAGATATTGATTCAATATCGCGAAACTGAAAGTAATGAAAATAAAAAAATTAAAAAAAATAACGATAGAATAAAAGTTTTAAATGATGAATTAAAAAATATTACAGAAAATCTTTTTGAATTGTACATTGCATGTAATAAAATTAAACAAATCCCTCTTATGACAGAGTATGATGAAAATATACATAGTATATTAATAGATAATAATGTTTATTTATTTAAAGATAAAAATGATAAAAAGAGACATTTAAGTCATTATATAATAAAAGATATTAATAAAGAACATTCCAGATTGATTAAAGAAAATGAAGATAGCGCACAAGAAATAATAAAGATAAAAAAAAAGATAGCTGATGCACAAATTAAGGATAGATTTAAAAATGGACAAAACAATGGATATAATGATTATAATCGGTATAATGATAATAATCGGGGTAGAGGATTTTTTAACGGCGGGGGTGATGGAGACAATACCAATCTAAAAACAAACTATACAAAATTATGTAATTTTTTAAGATTAAATACTGTAGGTAATAATAATGAAGACAAAAAAGACTTAAAAGATTTAGTTTATCAATTAAAGGAAGATAGTAATTATAATTATTATGATAATAATGATATGAATAATAATGATAACGGTGATGAAAAAACAATATATGAAAATATATGGAACCAATATATGAAAGGTAGTCATATATCGGCTAAAAAAAATCCCTTAAAAAATATTGAACAGGGCGAAATATTGTATAAAAATGTAAATGAGCACAATTTAGTTCCAGAAATAGTTCTTGGTGTAAATTTTCAAGATAAAGCAATATTTGTATTTTTGATATTAATTATACGAACAATTGTTATGGTATTTTTTGAGTTAATCATAGAATATAATCTTGTCAAAACTCTTCAATATAGTATAATTATATATGCTATAATATATTTAGTATTATTGTTATTATCAATTGGATTAGTTAATTATGATTCTTATAAATTGCGTATTGTGTTTAATTATCTTAACGTGCATATGAACAGTTCAAATATTATCTTACATATAATATTATTCATAATATTTGTATCACTAATTATGATAATGATTGATACGGAAGATTTAATACATAATGTTGGATATTTATTTGATTATACAAAGATATATGTTCATATATATGAAAATACAATGACACACAATAAAGAAATATTTTATAATATTTTGACAAGAGATGAAAAAATAAAGTTATTATATCGTCTTGAAATAATCACTATGATCATTTTTATATTTTCAGCTTTTATTATTTTGTTATTATAGATTGTTGTTTTTTGAATAATATGAAAGAATTATACAATATTGTGCGTTATAATTTAAAAGTGATGAACGTATGAAGTCTTTTTTTGTTAAATTAGTTGTTTCAAATGTTAAATAATTATTATCAATATTTGAAATCTTTACATTGGAAAATTCGTTATCATAAGTTTTTAACAACATATTGTCATATTTATTTAATAAATCTATATTGTAACTATCGAATAACATTTCATCATCATTATCTATTTTTATTCTAAAGTTATTTTCGTTTTTACCATCATATATTTCGCATATTTTAATATCATCGCGTCCCATATCAAGTTCTTTGTTTCTAAAGTCCAAAAAAGATATATTCCAGTTTTTAACATTTAGATTTATTAAGTTTTGTGCTTTTTCATTAATCATAACCCATGTATCCCAACCTCCTTCTAACGATGTTGTATTTGATAAAATAAAATTTATTTTTTGCGTTTGTATTCCATCATTTATAACCATTGTTATGTAAGGATTTTTTCTTTTTATATTTTTAGATAACAGTAATTTAGAAGGTTCTATATAATTTTTCGTCAAATCAATGTTAATAGAAAATGACAATTTATTTCTATTATGATTATTTATCCAATCGCGGTTATAACTATTTATAATAAGTGTTTTTTTATTGACCTTTTTTTTAGTGTTCATTATATCATACATCTTTTCTACAATCATGTAAGTATTAGAATTATCTTTAATATCTTCTATATTGCTTGATTTAGCTATATCATCTTGTGTAGTATTATTATATTGAATAGATGAAAGCGATGATGTAGCATTTCTTTTTTCTTCGAGAGATAAAACTTTAGACAATAATTCTTCACTATTATATTTAACAATATCTTCTATTTTTGTAGATTCATTCTCATTTTCTATAGTTGGTATTTCTATATTAATTTTTTTTTCACTATTATTTACTATATAATCTTTGACCTTTGTAAGAGCTATAGTATTTAATTCTATTATTTTAACTACATTTTTAATTAGAATAGCATCAGCACATATTGATGATATTATCATATTAACGATAATAATTAATTTTTCTTTTTCAATATTTATATTATATTTATGACTTAACATTTTTTCAGATGCATTAATAATTGTATCTTTATTAATATTAGATTTGAATAAATCTATAACACCCATCTTTAATAATTGTGTATATAAAATAGATTACGATTATAACACATCATATAGTTGCTTTTTTATCTTTTAAATATACTTTTAGGTTTGGTCTAAATAAATATGACCTTGTTTTTTCCATATTATTATCTGTTATATTTTCGTCATTAACTATATAGTTGTGAAAATTGCTATCATCATATGGAGATGTTAAATTAAGTTCTTTATATTTTATTATTGAGTTTAACCATCTAATTTGGTATGATAGTGAAAACATACCACATTCTGTATTTTTCATTTGATGTCGTTTTGTATTAAATGTTACATTAAACTTTGTTTTAGGATATATTTCCGATAATTTAGATTTAACAGTATTGATAAACTTTTTGATATATGAAGGTATATTTACAGCATTGCTATCATAGTAATGAGCACCATAACATTTATTTTTAGGGTCTATTATAATAAAAGTAGATGTCCAATGCGAACCTCCTTGGTCGTGTTTATCAAGATTTGTAATCAAACCTATGTATTTTATTTTTTTATTGATATACTTTTTTATATCTATCGTGCATATTGTACTATATAAACATCTGCCAAACTTATCTTCTTCTGTAAAGTCTATTGGAAATACTCCCAAAAATGCATATTTATATTTTTTATCATTATTATACTGTATCATAACATCTTCTATATCATAATTATCTAACCATTCTATTGGGTTTTTTGTCCATTTTATAGGCATTTCTGGACGCATTTCAGTATTTTCAATAACTTTTATAATTTCTCTTGTATTAACGTCATTTGTTAGTTTTTTAAGAGCACCTGTCCAACACCAATATTGTTTATCGTCACAAATAGGTTTTATTTTATCATTTAATAATGATGATAATTTTGCAGTAGAAAATGTTTTTTTATAGATTATTTGATCATCTTTATTTTTATTCCAAGTTTCTATTAAATATAATAATGACTTTTTTGTAAAAAGATGAGGGTTTTTAATATTTGATGGACTTGAATAAACCTTATTAATATTTTTTGCATCCGTATCTTTATTATTTGATGTCATAATATTCTTCAATATTATAAATACACCTACCATATATAAAGAAAAAATAATAATATCTTGTTAAAATATGTATAAAAATAAAAATTGATATATGTATAAAGAATAATAATTTTATAACAATGGGTATAATTGAAGATTTACGTGCATTCATTAATAAATACAAGGTAGAAAAAGGTAAATCTTACACCAATACAAGTATTGGTTCCCCTAAAGTAAGTCTATGTATTCCAGATGATAAATATGATGAATTTATCAATATTTACAGTCTTGCCCTTACAAATGGTGTATCATTATATTTTACAGAAAAACCTCTTGAACCAAGTCCATTAAGAGTTGATATTGACTTTCGTTTTACTATACCAGAAACCAAGTCTGGTATTTATAGTTCGCAGAACTCAAACTCATCTTTGAATGATAAGAAAAAATACGATAGGGTATATACTTCTGAAAATATTTTTAGAATTGTTGATGGTTATTTCAATGTTATAAATCAATATTTGAACGTAAGCGAAGAAGAATCAATAGCATATGTTATGGAAAAACCAAATCCTGTAGAGTTTCGTAATAAATTAAAAGATGGGTTGCATATCATATTTCCACATATTATTATTCCAAATAATGCACAACATTTTATTAGAAGAAAAATATTGGATATGTCAGCTGATATATTTAAAGATCTTCCCATATGTAATGATTATGATTCTATCGTAGATAAGGCAATCATTGATCAAAATTGTTGGCAAATGTATGGTAGTAAAAAACCCGATTGTGATACATATAGAGTATCTTGCACATACAAAAATATTGATAATGTAACAGAAAAATGTAATTATATATTAAATGCTAGTGATGAATTGAATTTTATTAAATTATTTTCTATGAGAAAAAAGTCAGAAATAACAAGGGTTTTTGTAAAAGAAGACTTTATTATTGAAATTGACCAGTATAGCAAACACATATTACCAGCGATAGACCAAAAGTTGAAATGTAAGGTTCAAAATAATATTTTTGGTAAATCTCTTAATGTAAATAGAGCATATGTTGCCGAAGATGAATTAACTTTTATCAAAAGATTAGTAAATGAATGTTTGTCCATAACAAGGGCTGATAATTATGCTGATTGGATTAATCTTGGATGGGTATTGCGAAACATTGACTACAGATTATTAGAAACTTGGGTTGAGTTCTCTAAAATTAGTAGTGTCTATATTGAAGGTGAATGTCAGCAAATATGGGATAAAATGAGAAAAGACAATATGGGTGTTGGAACTCTTAGATGGTGGGCTAAACAAGATAATATTGTAAGTTATGCAAATGTCGTAAATACGTCAACTATTAAATTAATAGATGATGCTATTGGAAGTGATGGGTCGCATTTTGATATTGCATGCGTTGTTCATGCAATATTTAAAGACGAGTTTAAAGCAATTTCAAAAGATAATTGGTATAAATATGATAAACAAAAACATAGATGGGTTCGTGCTCGCGAAGGTTTAGAATTAAGAAAAAGGTTAAGTACAGTCATTTGTACAAAGTTTATGGAAAGAAGTAATTATTATAATGAATCTTGTGATGACTGTATTCAAAAAGCATTAAATGAAGAGAAAAGTAAAAAGTGTTTAAAGATTGCTAAAAAATTGAAAGATTCCAATTTTAAAGATTCTATTATGAAAGAATGTAGAACATTATTTATTGATGATAAGTTTGAAGAAACATTGGATAGTAGAAAACATTTGCTTGGATTTGATAATGGAGTTTATGATCTAAAAATGCATATGTTTCGCGACGGTATGCCTGACGATTATATATTATTATCTACTAAAAATAATTATGTAAAATGCGATTCTACATCACCAGAATTTGCTGAAATTAATGACTTCTTTGAAAAGATTTTCACTAATAAAAATCTTCGCAATTATGTTATGGATGTTTTATCGTGTATTATCGATGGTAGTATAACACAAGAGCGATTTTATATATTTACTGGACAGGGTAGTAATGGAA